AGAAAAAAAAGCTATTAATCATTGTGGAAGTCACAACAGATTTAGAAAGAATTGCCCTGATTGCTTAAGAGTAATAGCACTTATATAATGGATTTAGAAAACGTAATTTATAAACTACGAAGAGCATTAGACAGTAGGGTTAATCAATTAGCAATCTCTGTAACGTCCGGAGGGGTTGACAATATGGAAACATATAAGTATATAATAGGACAAATTAACGCCTTAGAGGCAACTAAACAGGAACTCTCTAACCTGCTAGATGATAAGGAGCAAAATGAGTCAAAAGGAACCATTATCGACATCAAAGGAAACGGCAAAGATTCACTTACCAAATAAGGATCTAGTCGGTCTTAAAAGAACAAAATCTCAAAAAGAAATTACAAACGAAAAAGAAAAATTACCCCAACCAACAGGTTGGAGAATTTTAGTTTTACCATTTAAAATGAGTGAGAAAACTAAAGGTGGGGTAATCATGAATGAATCAACATTAGAACGTCAACAAGTTGCATCACAATGCGGAAACGTATTAGCGATGGGATCAGAATGTTATAGGGATAAAGAGAGATATCCAACAGGTCCGTGGTGCGCGGTTGGTGATTGGGTGGTCTTTGCACGTTATGCAGGATCACGGATCAATATTGAAGGTGGAGAAGTTAGGCTGTTAAATGAAGATGAAATTTTAGCAACCGTCAAGGATCCAGAGGATCTCTTGCATAAATACTAACATAGAAAAGGAGAAACTATGCCAGAAGAAGAAAAGAAAAAACCGTTAGATAAAATGGTTGAGCTAGATACATCAGGACCAGAAGTCGATGTAACTATTGAAGAACCAAAAGAAGAAACGGTTATTGAAACAAAGGAAGAAGAACCAAAGGTCCAGGAAGTAGTAAAAGAAGAACCAGAAAAAGAAGAAACAAAAACAGAAGATGATTCTAAACTAGAGGATTATAGTAAAGGAGTTCAATCTCGTATTTCTAAACTTACTCGTAAAATGAGAGAAGCAGAACGTAGAGAAGAAGCTGCTATACAATATGCTCAAGCTTTAGAAAATAAAAGAAAAGTTGATCAGGAAAGATTTGAAAAAGTCGATGCTGATTATAGTAAAAGATTTGAGGAAAGTGTTAAAACTGGAATGGATTCTGCGCAAAGAGATCTTGCGCGAGCTATTGAAAGTGGTGATGCTGAAGCTCAAGTCACAGCAAACAAACGTATAGCAGAGCTTGCGTTTGATAATGCTAAACTAAAACAAAGAAAAACTGAACAGGACGAGAAACCTGTTCAACTTTCTGACGGTGGACGACTACCAAGACAAACTCCACAATCATTACCTGAAGCTGATCCTATGGCTGAAAATTGGGCTGGTAAAAATAAATGGTTCGGAACTAACCGAGCTATGACTTTTACAGCATTCGAGATTCACAAGGATTTAGTGGATAAAGAAGGTTATGATCCTAAATCAAACGACTATTATACGGAAATAGATAAAAGAATACGTGTTGACTTTCCGCATAAATTTGATACTAGTGGAGATATACAAACGAACAGACCCGTTCAGTCGGTGGCTTCTGCGAATAGAAGTGCAAAAACTGGTCGCAAACAAATGAGGCTCACATCGTCTCAAGTAGCAATAGCTAAAAAATTAGGTGTGCCACTCGAAGAGTATGCAAAACAATTAAAACTCACGAAGGAGGCGTAAGCATATGACAAAAGATAAAAAAACTTCTCGTGCGGCTGTTACTCGGACAAAAACTGAACGTCCAAAAGAGTATAAGCCCCCATCCTCTCTGGATGCACCACCGGCGCCTAATGGCTTTAGGCACAGATGGATAAGAGCTGAATCCATGGGATTCGCCGACAGTAAAAATATTTACGGTCGTCTTAGAGAAGGATATGAATTAGTGAGAGCTGATGAATATTCTGATAAGGATTATCCTGTTGTAGCTGAAGGCAAGTACGCTGGAGTGATCGGAGTAGGAGGCCTATTGTTGGCTAGGATACCCGAAGAACTCGCGAAGCAAAGGGTTGATTATCAGAAAACACTTTCTGAAGGTCAAGACGAAGCAGTTGAAACCGACTTACTTAGGGAACAACATAAGAGTATGCCGATCGACATCGATCGACAGTCTCGTGTAACCTTCGGTGGTACAAAGAAAAGTTAATTTTTTAACTAATCTCGGGATAACAACCAATTCCCTATCATCGGATTAAATTAACCTGTTTATAGGAAACTATAAACTTTAAGGAGTAATAACATGGCTAATACTAACACAGCAGGATTTGGCTTGATTCCTACAGGTACGCTTGGCTCAACGCCATCTACTCAAGGACAAGGCAAATACTACATAGCAGCTGCGTATGATGCTGATTTATTCCAAGGATCATCTGTAAGGATTGTCAATGGATATCTTATATCAGCGCAAGCTTCTATCACCACGTCAACTATCGGTGTGTTAAACGGTATTTTTTATAATGCCGCTACCACATTGAAGCCGACATGGTCAAACTGGTACAACCAGCCAATTACTCCAGCAAACAGTGAGAATATTACAGCATTTGTTCTTGATAACCCTTTCCAACTTTATGTTGGTTCTGCTGCCGCAGCAGTTCTACAAGCCGACGTTTTTGAAACGTATGGCTTGACGGTAACTGCAGCAGGTAGTGAATTAAGTGGTCAATCAAGTTCAGAGATTATTGGAACTGTTCACGCAACGGCAAACGCATGGAGACTTTTACGTTCGGCTGAGGATCCTGAGAACAACGACATTACAGCAGCTAACTGCAGTTTTGTTGTGGTTCAGAATCTCAACCAAGTAAACTCTGGTGGTTTGACGTCTGCATCATAATAGGAGCATATAGAAATGGCAATATCACGAGCACAGCTAGTTAAAGAACTAGAACCAGGCCTAAATGCACTATTTGGGCTGGAGTACAAGCGTTACGAAAATCAACACGCTGAAATATACGTTACTGAATCAAGTGACAGGGCTTTCGAAGAGGAAGTTATGTTAACAGGATTCGCTAACGCTGATGTAAAAGCAGAAGGACAAGGCATTTCATACGATGAAGCGCAAGAGTCTTACACTGCACGTTACACTATGGAAACGATCGCGCTTGCTTTCGCTATAACTGAAGAAGCTATCGAAGATAATCTCTACGATAGACTAGCTTCTAGATATACAAAAGCATTAGCAAGATCTATGTCTAACGCAAAAGAAGTTAAAGGTGCATTACCTTTGAACAACGGATTAGTATCCGTAGCAACGTTCAAAACAGGTGACGCAGTAGCATTGTTCAGTACAGCACACCCGTGCTCAACTGGACCTAATGTTGCAAACACTTTATCGACTCAAGCGGACCTTAACGAAACATCATTGGAGCAGTCTTTAATAGACATCGCTGCAATGACGGACGAAAGAGGTTTGAGAATTGCAGCTAAAGGAGTTAAAATGATAATTCCTTCTGCAAATCAGTTCAATGCTGAGAGATTGATGAAATCTCAAGGTAGAACTCAGACAGCTGATAATGACATCAATGCAATCAACAGTATGGGAATGATCCCACAAGGTTATAGAGTTAATAACTTTTTAACTGACTCTGATTCATGGTACATCATTACAGACGTTCCAAACGGTATGAAATTGTTTTCAAGAACTCCATTGAGTACATCAATGGAAGGAGACTTTGATACTGGTAACGTTAGATACAAAGCTAGAGAAAGATACAGCTTCGGCTGTTCGGACTATAGAGGTATCTATGGCGTTGAAGGTGCGTAACCTAAACTAATTAATGAGGCCGCCTTAAAACGGCCTCATTTTAAAAATACAGTAATAATATGAAAAAATTCCTCATAACAATCTGGGCTTACGATCATCATGCTAAATTTGAAGTTTTAGCGGAAGATAATGCCCTTTCCATTGAAAAATCAATCCTTGACAAGCTAGGAGAAAAGAGTATAAAGTGGGAAAATCTCGGGAATGCGTATCATGACCGAAAAAGAATAACCTATGAGGAGGTTATAAATGACACAAGACCTATACAACACAAAACGGTCCTTGGAGTTAGAATGGCAACAGGAGCACCTGAAGGAGGGCAAGTATAGTATTAACATGTCCTATATTGATAAAAAAATTCAGGAAATTGTTAAAGAAATCATTGCCAAAGAGTTCGAAGAGTCTACTCGCCTTAATAAAGTAGATGAATCCAAGGCTCAAGTTTCGATAGCCACTTAAGCGCTATCAAAAATCAATTTTTCCCCAGGGATACCTTGCGCTGTATTAAAATTTAGCGTATAAATAAAACACTATACAATTAATTAAGAACATAGACGAGTATAGTCGACGGCCTAGAGACTATGTTCAGAAACTAGGAGGATAATATGGCAAACACAACATTTTCGGGACCAGTAAGATCATTAAATGGTTTTATTAGTTTCGGACCTAAAGCAGTCGTTAGTCTAACAGCTAATACAACTTTAACAGTTGCATCTCATGCAGGTAGAGTTTTAACTTGCAATGATGCGGATGGTGTATTTACTTTACCCACTATTTTAGCGAGTAGTGCATCAGCGGTAGCTGGAGCAAACGATTACAACGTTCTAAGTAATCTTGGAGTTACATTTACCTTTTTGGTAGAAACAGCGGCAACAGACATGGATATCAAAACAGACGGAACCGATAAATTTTACGGTGCTGTGTATACAGGTATTGATGATAGTGCTGGTGGAAAAACATTCATTTCTGATTCATCAAGTAATGATGTGATCACTATGAATGGTTCAACTAAAGGTGGATTAGCTGGAAGTGTGGTACAGATCACTGCAATAGCAAACGATGCTTACTATGTCACAGGACAATTATTAGGGTCAAGTACTCTGGTAACACCTTTTGCTGACAGTTAATAAATAATTAAAGATGCTCCTTCGGGAGCATCTTTTTAAGGAGATAAGATTATGGGAATAACATCTAAAGTTAGACAATCTGTAGTTCTTACAGCAGATGGCCAAGTACAAGCTTTGGTTGGAGGTTCAGCAGCCGATATTACTAAAGCAAATATTATGACTGTGTATGCTCAAAGTGATGCAGCTGATGGTGAAATTAAACTTTATAATGAAGCAGACAGTTCTAAAACAGCTTCTGCATTAATTTTTCATGGTAAGTTTGGTGCAGCCGATAATGCAGTTCAGGAGTTTAAACTACCAGGAGCTGGTATTTATGCTGACACTGGAATATATGCAGATGTAACAAACGTAGATTTTTTATATATAGTTGGAACGTTTTAAGGAGTAGCCGATGGCAAATACAACATCTGGCTCTTATACATTTGATAAAACTTTTTCAATTGATGAAGTCATTGCAGAAGCATACGAAAGAATCGGATTAGTTGGTACAGCGGGTCATCAATTATTAAGTGC